CACTAGTTCTTGTTCTTTCTTGTGAACCCTAGTGACACTCTCTTCGTGTCTCTGTCTATCTTGTCTTTCCAAGACAACCATACGGTCTATGTTATATACTGGGGTTTTTAGCAACATGCTGGGCCAAATTTTTACAATTTTGTTTTTCCATGTATCTGTATAAATGTTTTTATTTGTTTCAATGGGATGGGGTTCCCAATAACCATCTGGGTTTTCGTCCTTGGCCGTAAACTCCCAGAACTTTCTGCCTATTACAGGAAGACCCACATCCCTAAGGGATTTCATTACAAAAGAAGAACCGACACGCGGTCCTATTCCTGTGACAATTCTCATCGTTTAAATTTCCTCAACAACCTATTTCTAAACGGTGCTGGAGTCTGCATCCGAAATTCCTTACCGTTAACTTCTACGTTACCAATAGTGCGATCATAGGCAATAGCCATAATACGTCTTTCGTCAGACATCCAGTCATCCACTACAGCCTCCTGACGGGCGATCTCAGACGCTTCAATCATGCTATCGACGTTGACCCCCATTGCTTCCTCCCAGTAGCTCACAGAGGCTGCTAGTGCGTCTACGCGGTCATCGTGTTTAAGGCTTCCTCGAATCTCTGTAATACGGGTAATCTGCCTTTGGGTTTGTTCTTGTCGAATAGCTTTGCGGTCTATAATTAAACGATGAGAAGCCATGACTGGTTCAAGGGTATCGATAATTCTTTTATTTTTATTTCCGGTAACTCGGTACTCTTCAATGCCTGCTTGACATCCCATGCGTTTCATGACGGGCAACAGGATCTGACCGAACATAGCGTCACCAAAGTTTGACTCAAATCGAATTAACTTTACATCCGTTTCGATTGCGACTTGTACGATCTTCTTGAGCGTCCCTTCGTCGTACCCACCCTCGTAGCCCAATAACTCCGTAACAAAAACATAACCATTAAGATAGCCACTAACGCAAACGGCTGTTTCATCAGAGCCTCTTCCGCTTGGGTCAATATGCATAACTTTTTGGACATAAGGTTGGTAATTTTGAGAAATCCACATAGGTTCATAAACAACATCTCCACTTAACCCAAAAGAAGGCATAGATTTATTAATTTGTTTAGAAGCCCACACTACTTTTTCAGGGGCTACCTCATAATCAAGATCTAATACCACCAAATCAGCCAGCTTAAGAGGATACCTTTCGGCATCTGCTAAGGTCGTATCAAGGTGGTAGTGCAAAGAAAACAACTTAGGTCCAACTTTTGCTTTACGTTCCATTAGAAGATCCAACGGGAATCTCTCAGGTTGAGTAGACTCTCCCGGCTGTAGATCTAATTCAAGAATATAATCAGCGCAGTTTTCAATCTGGCCTTCACACATAGAATCGGGCATTAGAGCCGGAAACTTGTGGATCGGATAACCATCAGCCATCTTACGGTAAATAGACTCAGAGGTCTGAGGCGTACCCAGAATGCGTACACCGCCTTCTCCGGGGTTACGAATCTGTTCGATTTCCCAGACCTTCGTGAGAAGCCGCTCACGGCTCTCTGCCGTCTCGGAGTTTTTTTCGATCTCCACATCATCTAAAATCACCCAATCCGCGTGTGACCCGGTTATCTGTCCGGTAACACCACGAGCAAAGCAACTCATATCCTGACCATGTGTAGTTCTGTTTTCTACGTTAAACCCAAAAGCATTATCTTTGGTATTAGGACCGGGTTCCATATGTTGACAATACGGGACAAGGGACAGAATACGACGAGTCATAGAAATAAACTCAGTAGACTTATTAGCTGTAGCTGACATAACCATTACCGTAGTATTAGGATCTTTTAAAAGTAGCCACGATGCAAAACAAGCCGTTAACACAGATTTACCAGCACCACGGCCAGCTTGAAGCTGGAATCCGTCAGGTCCGTTCTGTAGCTTTTCTGCCATAGCGTATTGTAATGGTGTAGGCTCCCCCAAGCCTAGATACTTGAAGCAGGCCCACAAATGGTTCCTGAAATCTTCAGTCATTTCTTGGGGTATATTCATTTAGCATTTCCACCTTTTTCTTGCTTGCCTTAAACGACTGTTTGGATCTTTAGCTGCTTTAGGGAAATTTTTCATTTGTCCAGCAGATCTAGCACAATAAGATTTCCTACGTTTAGCTGCTTTACTTCCTTTTTTAACTTTACCTGTTACAGCACCTTTTAACTTACTACCGGGATTATCGCGCTTATACTTGGCAATACCCTTTTTAGTCATACCTGCACCAGATTTAGTCGGTCTTTTGTGACCGCCTTTAATAGTATGTCCCTTCATAGACCCTTTTTTCTTATCGTCTTTTTTTGCCATAGGACTTCTCCTTACGTGGTGCTAATAGTTTCTTAGCGTCTTTTCCGGTATTTCGAGTAGTAGTGCCACAGGCACATTTAAATTTATTTTTTCCCATTTTTCTTAGGCTTTCTTTTCTTGGCGGTCTTAGCCGCATTCTTAAAGTCTTGATCACTGGGGGCACCTTTAGCTCCCTTTTTTCTCATGGGTTTTCCGCTTTTTCTTTTTTTATGAATATTACGATATAAACTCATTTACGACCCCTGTTTCTAGCTCTATTCTGAGAAGCTTTTTCTTTAACGACACGCCCCGATTTAGTGTGAGACATATCTTTACCGTCGCCGTTACCGTAAGTACCTGCCTTACGGTTAGCAGCATTTAATTTTGCTCGATACTTTTTACGCGCAGGCGTACTATGATAAGATGTATCGTACTTCTTTTTTTTAGCTTTAGATTGTGGGTTTCTATCATAGTAATATTTAGAATTCTTTTTTCCGGGCGGCATAGTATCTCCTTAATGCCCACCTTGGATTTGACCCCAAGGTGGGACTCTGACTGGCCCTGTTGGTAAGTTCAACAGAACCAAGGTGCGAAATCATGTTCCAAATTTAAATGGAGGATCTAATGACATTTTATTAACAGTCTCTTTGATGCCCTCCAGATCAATCTCGTCCTTAAAGTCAACAATCACACGGCACACAACCTGATAAAGACCGGGTGTACATTTAGACGGGTCATCAAGATCTTCTGACAATCTATTAATTAATTTATTTTTTAATGCTAAAATATCACTCATGTTATTCCTTAGACTGATGCGACAAACACTTCTAAGTCAACGTCAGCGGTATCTGCCTGAGCGTTAAAGGTGTCAATAACAGACCACGAAGCCCAAGCTGCACCATTAGTTTTAGCGTCAATATCATCATTATAGATACAGAAAGTCTGTCCTGCTTCTAATTTGACGTAGGCAGTATCACCGCCTGTGTTAAGTAAACCAAGGGTGACAAAGTTAGTGTTATCTTTATTCGTAATACGAACATATCGAATATTAGTTTTGATAAAAGCCCCTGCTCCCGCAGTAGTACCCAAAGTTAAAAGGGTTCTAGCAGCGGCGGTATCGATAGTAACAATTCTATGACTAATTTCATTAATCGAAGCAATCGTTAACGTGTTAGTAACTCCACGGTCAACTCCGTTAAGAGTAATAGCTTCAGTGTGAGTCACAGTAAGTGTAGCTGGTGTGATTGTAGATGACATTGTTTATCTTCCTCCTCTTGCTTTTCTAGTTACGGAAGAGTTAGTCAATCGTCTTTTCGGTCCCTTTGCTTTTAAATTTGTAGTGGGGACTTTGAGTGATTTTCCTGCTTTTCCGCGTACTTTTTTAGCATTGGCTTTTTTCTTTTTATCTTTTTTATCTTTGTAAAGTGCCATGATTTCTCCTTATTATCCAACAACTGATACTCTAGGAGGATCAGATTTATATGGATGTGATGCGGGTAAAGACCCGGTTTGTAAATATTTGTGAGCCAAGTAGCCCTCTAATTTTTTAGCAATTGTCTCATACGTAGTCGCGTTATTATCGTCCTGCTTAAAATAAATTACTTCAAACAACTCACCAAGGAAAGGACTATTTGGTGTAGAAGCAATGTTATTTATAATCATTAACTCATCAGATCCACTAAGATCAAGTGTAGCTGTACTACCGGCTGCTGATCCTGCGTCTGTACCATTAATACGAAGCGAAGCAACATTATTTTTACTACCTGCTACAAAAATATAATTTGTATCCGCAGATATTGCCGAAGTCCATCTATTTGAAGTAAGCTGATATTGTGTTCTTACAACAGTACCAGAAGTCATATAGAAAGCAAAACTACCAGGTGCGGTAAGTGGGTTAATATTTAATATATATTGAGTAGCTGTTGATGAAGCATGGGTCTTTAGAAAGACAGCCACACCAAAATTCTCTGCTGAGACATCAACTTCAAAGTTAGTTGTTAAAGCAATATTTTTAACAAGGTTATCAGCCGCAGCAGCCGTAGCACTTCTAAATGAATTTAAAGTAGTTGCAGCTTTAGCGTTTAAAATAGGTTTATCAGCACTAACTGATTGTTCTACATTATTATTAATACCAGAGTTATCAGCCCAAGATTCTACGAAGTCACTTCCATCAGTAGGCTGCTCAAAAGTTTCGGGTTTTAACCAAAGTTTTGTTGACATATTCTCAACTAAAATAGGAGTTTGAATCGGCCCTAACTTATAATTCCAGTTTCTTTCCCACATCTCGGGAATTCTATAAGGAACAGTATAGCCCTCTAAAATACCCTCTCTTAAAGCAAGGATATAATCCTCTGTACCTCTACCTAAAAGAATATTCCTATTCTGTTTAAGAGAACAGTCCGTATCCCCATTAACAGGCCCATCAATGGTTAATGACATAAGAGGATCTAACGAAGAATAAGAGGTTTT